AAAGCCATACTACCCGGGCTTCCTCGAGTATGGCACCCGCAATATGGCAGCTCGACCCTTCATGCGAGTCGCGGTCGAACGCTTCAAGCGAGTGATTGCTGAAGGAAGGAGGCCAAGTGACTCTCCGTGAGGCCCTTGAGAATGCGCGGGAGGCGCTCAACGCCGTCGTCCCTACCTACATCCGCGACGCCATCCCCGTCCGGGACGGGAAGGTCCTCCTGCCAGAGCGATGCATCATCCTGGACCTAATCGTCGACTCGAAGCAATACGACTTCACCGACGTCATTTCTACTGTGAGGTTGCAGGTAGGATGCTGGTCCCCGAGCATCGCAACGTGTCTGGATGACCTAGTCACCGCTGCCGCTATCCTCGAGGGCACAGATCCCTCCTGGGAGCTGAGGCAGGTCAACCCTACCCAGACGGATAACGGTTATCGCGGGGTCACCGCCGACTTCTCAGGCCTCTACTAAACTCTTAGCCCTCTACCCACCCATAAGGGTGGCGCCCTTCGGAGGCAAGCATGTCGATTGAGAAGCTGATTCGTCGCTCCGGTGTGAAGCTGTCCGTCGCCGGTGAATCGACCCCCGGCACTCCTGAGTCGCCCGTGAACATCGGCCGGCCGAAGAATCAGATTCAGATCAACGACTCGCGCGGCACGCAGACCATCACTGACTTCGAGACCGCCGCGGACGCGATCAACGAGCAGATCACGGACGGCCGCACGGTGTCCGTCGCGTTCACGACTAACCTCGTCGTGGACGACGCTGGGTTCGTGAAGCTGGAAGAGCTTTACAACGCGGACGAGATCGCGTACCTCAAGCTGGAGGCGACCGCGATCGACGGCACCACGAAGAAGACGTGGGGCTACAAGGGGTTCATCAGCGACCTTTCCATCACCTTCAATGAGTCCGGCGTCGCTGAGGCGTCTGTGACGTTCACGGCATCCGCGCTGTACGAGTGGGCATGATTCTCGCCCTGCAACTTCCTCGCTCTGGCCGTCGTGCTAAGCCGGGAGTTGTGGGGTTCGACGTGCTTGAGGAGGGTGAGTCCATCGTGGCTCCCCTCCTCATCGTCACTCGCCACACCCGCGCTCGCACGCTGCGAGGCGACCTGGTCGACGACGAGGGCAAGCGTCGGCCTGTGAGGGTGGTCTGGCCTCAGTTCAAGACGGGGGCATATCTAGATGTAACCCTAGGAGTTAGGAGATGAAGCAGACAACTGGCGCTGAAGCCGTCCCACTACCGCCCCGCAAGACGGTGCACGTCCTCGGGCGGGACATTCCCGTATCTGATTTCACTGTGGGGGAGACGATCGAGTTAGAGCGCATCCTGCACGACCCGCCACAGTCGGCAGTCGAGCAGAACGTCGCGTGCGTCGCCGTTCTCATCCGGCACCGGTTGGGCGAGGCGGTGGACGTGGATGCTCTCATGCGCGAGCCCATCGGTGACCTGGCCGCGTTCGAGGAGGCGGTGAATGAACTCCTCGCCCCTTTCACGAAGAGCCTGTTAGCGGCGGTGATCGCCCGCAGGGGCAGGCTCATGACGGCGATCAAGAGCCTTTCGATTGGGGACTAGCGCAGGCGCTGCTGTGCAGCGCTTACCCGGGGCTGACGCCCGACGGGTTCGCACGCTTACCCCTGAGCACTATGCGTAGCTTGCTGCGGCACCTGCCGACCGTGCACATGCAGTCGGCGTGGCCTGACGCGCAGGTGGCGTTTCTGATCGCCCGGACGATGGGCGGTCACAAGGGCAACGACGTGACCGTGTTCCTGCCTCCGTGGGGCAGGCCGGTTGAGGACCGCCGGCCGCTGGTCAGCCCCGGTGTGGATCGCAGTATCCGCGTTGCGCTGAGTCTCGGCCTCGTGTCCCAAGACGTGTTTGACCTGCTCATCGAGGTCGGCTTTCAGCCATAGCAGCCATAGAAGGACGCAGACGTGGCGACCGTAGTTGAGGAACTNATCATCGCCCTCCGCGCGGACGGTGGGCAGCTTCGCACCGAACTGAACCGGCTGCTGCGCGAGAGTCAGCGCACCGGCAGGGAGTCGGAGCGAGCGCTAAAGCCGTTCTCCTCAGCTCTAGAGAGGATTGGTGCTGAGGCGCGCGCTGGCCTGCGGCCGCTGTCCGACTACCGCGACGAGCTCAGGCGGCAGGCGGAGCAGTTGGAGCGGACCGCGCGGGCGCAGGACAAGAACAGCGCGGAGTACCGTCGCACTGTCGATGAACTGACCCGCGTGAAGCGGGAGCTTGCGGCCGTCACGACCGAACTGAGGACGCAGGAGACGCTGTGGGACCGCATCGGCGGCGGCATGACNCGCTTCGGNGGCGTGCTGTCGGTCGGTGTCACCGCCCCACTCGCCGTCCTTGGCGCCACTGGCGTCAGGTCCGCTCAGCAGCTGGAAGTATTTGGGAAGACTCTCGAAACGCTCATCGGGGACGCAGATAGGGCCCGGGCTGTTTTCGAGGAGCTATACGAGTTCGACACGCAGACGACCTTCGCGTGGCCCAATCTTACTAAGGCTACAACGCTGCTCGCGGCGTTCAACTTCGAGGCGGAAGAGCTGATCCCGACTCTCGGGATGCTTGGCGACATCGCGGCCGGCGTGAACATGTCGATCGACGAACTGGCCGAGATATACGGCAAGGCGCGTGTTCAGGGTCGGCTGTTCATGGAGGATATCAATCAGTTGACCGGGAGAGGGATTCCGGTCATCCAGGAGCTGGCCAAGCAGTTCGGCGTCACCGAGGACCAAGTGCGGAGCCTTGTGTCGGAGGGGCGCGTCGGGTTCGAGCACATCGAGCAGGCGTTCATCAGCCTGACCAGCGAGGGTGGACGGTTCTTCGGCCTCATGGCCGCGCAAACTGACACTAGCGCCGGCAAGCTCATGGCGCTTCGCAAGGAGTTCGAGCAGGTTACGGACCTGGTGGGCGAGGCGTTGCTGCCGACGCTGGACGCGATGGTGCAGCGCGCCCGCTCCGCCGTCGAGTGGTTCGTAAACTTAGACGAGGCTACGCAATCCCTCATCGTCAATACCGGGATCTTCGTAGCCGCAGTCGGTCCCGCCCTGGTCGTGGTGGGGCAGATGGTGACGGCGGTGCAGCGCCTACGCACCGCCCTCATCGCGCTCCGCGCTGCGGGCCTCCTCAGCTTCGGCCCCGCCGGTTGGGTTGCGCTGGCCGTCACCGCCGGTGCTGGCTTAGCGCTTGCGCTGTCCGGCAGGCGCGACAGCCTGGACGCTGCCGCTGAGCGCGCTAGCGAAGCGCTCGCCAGTGGTGACACCAAGAGCCTCCTCACCGCGCTGGAGAAGGTGGAGCAGTCCGCCTCCGGCGACGTCAAGACCGCGATCGCGGAACTGCGCGAGGAGATAGAGCGCACGGGCGAGGTGACCGAGGAGACGCGCGGCAAGCTGGCCGCCCTCCTCACCGACGCCCAGGTGGCGCCCCTCCAGGCGCAGCTCGCCGCCCTGCAGGTGCAGCGCGAGAGCCTGCTGGAGCGGCGCGCCATGATCGCCACGCCCGAGGCGTTCGACCCCGCCGCGACCGAGGCGGAGATAGAGCGCCTGCGCGCCGAGGGTAACGCCCTCCTCGACGCGGGCCGCGAAGCCGAGGCGGCGGCGGTCGCCGAGCGCATCCGCTCCCTAGAGACCACCTTGCACATGAGCGAGGCCGAGTGGGAGCGCACGCGCCGCCAGAGCGAGGAGAGCCTGGCGAACATCGACGAGCAGATAGCCGCCGTCGACGCGCAGATAGCCGACATCGAAGCGCGCCTCGACGCACTCACCAGCACGACGCCCGACACGGCCCAGGGCGGTGCCACGCAGACGGCCACGACCCCCGCCGCGACCCCAGCTGTGGCCGAGGCGGGTAAGAAGGTCCGCACGGCCGAGGAGGTGCTGGCGGACCTGGAGAAGGCCCGGCGTGACGCCCGCGAGATCGCGGCGGCGCACGGGGACACGCTGGAGGCGCTGGCGCAGGAGACGCAGGCGAACATCGCCGCGACCACCTCTGCGCTGACCGCCCTCATCAGCGAGGTCGGTCTGGACAGCACGCACCCGCTGGTGCAGCAGCTGGTCGCCGACCTGCGCGCGTTGGGCGCGGAGGCGGACAGGCTGCGCAACGCGACCACGCCCCGCAAGCTGGCGATTGAGCCGGTCGCGGAGGTGGACGCCGCCACCATCGCCGCGCTCGACGCGATGCGTGAGGTGGAGCGGCGGCAGGCGGAGATCGAGTCGCGCGTGCAGGCGGGAGCGATCACGTCCGTAGACGCGATGCGCGAGGAGCTTGAGGCGATCGAGGACGAGCTGGGCGACCTCAGCCGCGTCTACGCCGACCTCGCCCCCGAGCACCAAGAGTACTATCGGCAGCTTGAGGCCCGCGCCCGCAGCCTGCGGCAAGAACTGGAGCGCCTGGAGCGGCAGGAGGCGGCACGCGCCGCTGCCGCGATCCGCGCGCAGGAGCTTGACGACGCGATACGAACAGACGTAGAAGCCGCCCGCGCGAGACAGGCTGAGGTGGACCAAGAGCGGCTGGTGCGGGAGCGGCAAGCGGCCGCCGTGGGCGCCGCGCTGCAGGCGGCGCTGGAGAGCGGCAACACCGCCCTCATGCGCGAGGCGCTGGCCGACCTGGACCAGTTCGCCACCCGCTTCGGGCAGGCGTGGGCCGAGGCGCTGTTCGCCAGCCAACGCGCGCAACTGGAGCGTGAGATCGCTGCGTTCGAGGCACGCATGGCGCGCGCCGCCGCGCTGGACGACGCGATCCGGGCGGACGTGGAGGCGGCCCGTGCGAGGCAGGCGGAGGTGGACCAGGAGCGTGTGCGGCGCGAGAACCGCATGGCGCGCGTCGCGTCCCTGATCGACACCGCCCGTGGCACCGGTAGCGTCGAGGACGCCCGCCGCGCCCTGGCCGAGATCGACCGGTTCCGCGTCGACTTCGGCGCGGCGTGGGCCGAGACGTTCGCCGTGCACGAGAGGTATTTGCGCCGCGTGATCGAGGCGAGCGAGCAGGCGGCGCAGCGCACCGACCGCATCACCTTCAACGACTTCACCGCCAACGCGCCTGCGCGGCGCGAGGTATTGCAACAGCTAGCGCGCGACCTGGCGCTGGCCGACATGAACGCCGAAGCGTTCGGTGACGCGCTAGGCGGCGCTGCAGAGAAGGCGCGGCTGGTGCAGGCGGCGATCACCACCCTCATCAGCCTCGGCCTCGCCCCGTCCAGCGCCACGATCCAGCAGCTGGTCGCGGACCTTGAGCGCTGGCAAGCGGTCGTGCAGGAGGCGGAGGACCAGGAGGAGCGCCTGCAGCGCTTCCGCGATGCCGTCGAGACGGCCAAGGGGATGCTTGGCGAGCTCCCCGGCCCGATCGAGGAGAACATCGCTACGCTGCGAGAGTATCGCGACAGCCTCGACATGAGCGAGGAGGGCGCCGAGGAACTCCGTGAAGAGCTTGAGCGTCTCATCGCCGCTCTGGAGCGGCTGCAGGCGATCGCATCNTCACCGCTCAAGNAACTGGCCGACAACCTCGGCAGCCTGTCGAACGTCACGACCGGCCTAGCGTCCCGGTTCGCCCGCGGCAGCGCCGACGTCGCCGAGGGGCTGCGCCTCATCGCCGACGAGGGTAAGCGGCTGGAGGGCGTCGCCAGCATCATCCGCGGTGTGACCGAGGCGATCCAGGCTGTGACCGACGCCGCCGAGGAAGGCGGGCTCGACGGCAACGAGATCCTGGACCTGATTGGCGGCATCGGGTCCGTCGCGGCGGAGGCGATCGGCACCCTGACCGGCATCCCCGGCCTGGGCCAGGTGGTCGCCGCCTCCTTCGAGCTGGTCAAGTCCGTCATCGGCGACCTGAGCGACGGGCTCGCAGAGATACGCGAGCAGGTCGAGGAGACCGCCCGGCGCACCACGTATGTCGGCCGCGCCATGCTCGACCAGTTCGCGGCCGAGTACACGCGGCGCGTGTCCCGCGGCGGCATCGCCGGCAGCTTCGGCGCCACGAAAGCCGAACTCGACCAAGAGACGTTCGACGCCGCTGTGCAATTGGCCGAGACGTTCGGTAGCGCCATCGCGTCCGCGCTGGCTGCAGACAACTGGCAGGAGGCGCTGGACCTCGGCTTCGACCGCCTCATCCGCGACCAGTTGATCGAGGCGTTCATCCTGTCCCCTGAGATCCAGGCGTTGATCCAGCAGATGGTCGAGTTCTGGAATCGCGCTTGGGAGGACGGGCGCTTAGACGCGTCCGAACTTGCCGAGTGGGAGCGGATGCGCGCCGAGCTCCTGGCCGCGGGCAAGGCGGCGCGCGAGCAACTGGAGGAGCTGGGCCTGCTCGACGACCAGAAGCCGGAGGCGCCCCGGTCGACGGGCGCGCGGATCACGGAGCTGACCGGCCCCAGCCGCGACTTCTTCGCCGACCTGCTCGCGCCGCTGCGCCACTTGGGGGCGCAGTTGGCGACCCTGCAGGACATACGGAACATCCTCGCCACGCGCTTGCCGACCGTCGCAGCCGGCGGCGGGACGATGGTCGCCGCTGGCTCGGGAGTCGTGATCAACGGTCCCATCACCATCACCCCGGCAACCGACCGGTTTGACGCCCGCGCCCTGTTCGACGAACTGTCGCGGATCGCGCAGCGCCGTGCGAGGGGAGTCTGACCATGCCGCAATCCTTCGAGAACGCCCGCGGAGCGGTGCTTGAGCTTCCCCGCGGGCTGCGCGTCTCCGGGTTCGACCGTCCCGCCGTCGTGACCCTCGCCCGGGGCGGACTCGGGCACGAGGTGGTACGGCGCACCCTCGAACCCGCCCGCGGCAGCCTAGAGGGGGCGTTGATAGGCCGCTCCTACGCTGAAGCGCAGGCCAAGCTGGACGCCCTGCTTGCCTTCCTGCACCACCAGCCGCTGCGGTTCCGCCGGCACGCCCTGACCGACCCATACCTGGAGGTGTGGACAGAGGGGCTGGCGGACGACGGCACAACGGTGGGGAAGGCGGCGCAGGTGCGCGTTCCGCTGGTCGCGCCCGACCCGCTGTGGATCGGTGACCCACAGGGTTACCCCGGCGGTGGCGCCTACCAGGACGTGCCCGGGGACACATATGCTTTCGCAATCACGAACGTTGGGACCGCGCCCGCGCCCCTCACCGTCTACATGCGGGCGCCGGCGGGCGGCGCGGCGCACCTGCCGATGATCGAGAACCTGACCACCGGCCAGTCCGCCCGGTACAACGCCGCCCTGCTCGACGGGCAGGAGCTTGTCGTGGACGGGCGGGCGCACGCGGCGGTGGTCGAGGAAGGGGCGCAGCAGACCGTCGTGACCGACCTCATGAGCAACGCCTTCCTAGTCGGCGGGCTGCACGTGGCCCCCGGCGAGAACAACCTGCGGGTCACCGTGGCGGTGCCCGGCGTCCGGTTCCGCCTCGCCTACACCGCCCGCTACTACTGACATGCTCACAGTCCGTATCCTCAACCCACTCACCCGCAGCGTTCTGGCTGTGCTTCCTGAGGCGACCGACCCGCGGTACAGCCGCCGGCCCCGGTCCGCGACCGAGATAGTCGTGACGGTGCCGCGTGACGCACCCGGGCTGGCGCACGCGACCCGCGGCCGGCTGCTGGAGGTGTGGCGCGGCGACGAGTTGGAGGCGTCCGGGCGGCTGGAGTTGCGGGACGTGTCCGGCGACGCGGTCTTGCTTACCGCCTACACCGAAGAGATCCGCCTGAAGGACTACCGCACGCCCGCCGTGTACGGCGCGGCGTTGTCCGGCAGGGATGCGGCCGACGTCATTCGCGCCTGCCTTGACAGGTGGCACACCATCCGCCTCAAGTCGGTGGCCGACTGGTTGGTGGGTGGAAGCGTCGTCAACCTCGTCATGACGAACGTGCAGGCGCTCGACGCCGGCGGCGGCACCCTGTGGCTCACCCGCGACGCGCAGGGCCGCTACGTCCGCAATGGGCACGTGCGCCTCACGTTCGACGCCGGCACGATCCCGGGGTTCACCGGCTGGGAGCGCGTCAGGTGGGCGTCGGACTACCCGCCCGACGGCCTCGTGTACACCACCCTCCAGTATGCCCTCAGCGACAGCGCCAGCCTGCCGGGCGAGTCGTCAACGTCCTGGCTGCCTAACGTCTCGTGGCAGTCGCCTTCGACGAACCCGCAGACACTCAGGGGTGAGCGCGGCGTGCTGCCCGACGAGATCGGCATCGACCTCGGCGGGGCGACGGAGCGCTATCTGCACGTCATCTGTCGCCTCTACACTGACGACCAGACCAGCCAGGAGGAGGGCGAGGAGGGCACGAGCGGGTCGTCGCCACGCTTCTACGCCCTGGAGGCCATAGCCCGCACGCAGGGCGAGATCATCGCCGGCGACATCCCCGCCGAGACGGGCGTCACAGTGCAGGCGATCAACGCCGACAGCGCCACTGCGTTCGACGTGATCCGCGACGCGTGCGAGCAAGCGGACCTGGACTTCCAGGTCGTCGCCGGCGCCCTGCACGTCGCCGAGTCGTTCGGTGGCGAGGACGGCCTGCACCTGGTCACGAGCGAAGGGACGCGCATCCTGGTCGCGGAGCCCGATGAGTTCGATATCATCACCGTCAACGGCGTGCCCCTGCATGACGCTGAAGGTCGTTACTTCGTGGTCCGGAGGAACTCGTGAATGTGCAGAAGCTGATCCGCCGCAGCGGGGTGAAGCTGTTCATCGCCGGCAAATCGACCTCAGGCACTCTCGAGTCGTTCGTGAGCGTCGGCCGACCCAAGAATCAGATCCGGATCAACGACAGCCGCGGCACGCAGCAGATCACGGACTTTGAGACGGCCGCCTCGGGGATCAACGAGCAGATCACAGAAGGTCGCACCGTCTCCATGACCTGGACAGCCAATCTGGTTGTCGACGACCCGGGTTTCAAGAAGATCGAGACCCTCTACTGCAACGATGCCCGGGCCTGGCTCAAGATCGAGGCCACGGCCCTCGACGGGACCACGAAGAAGACCTGGGTCTACACAGGGTTCGTCTCGGACCTGTCCGTCACCTTCAATGAGTCTGGCGTCGCGGAAGTTTCAGTGACGTTCGCGGCAGACGCCGTGTGGTCGCTCGTCACCGTCAACGGCGTGCCGTTGCGCGACGCGCAGGGTCGCTACTTAGCGATTCCGAGGGTAGTGTGACCGTGAAGGCGCAACTGCTGACCCTGACCGAGACGACAGACGGGTTCGCTACCGCGATCATCGCTCGCGGACCCGGGACCGGGATCAACCGGTGGCAGGTGCGACTCGTCAACGAAGCGGCTGCGGCGGAGTACGGGCTGCGGGAAGCCGTCGTGGACTTCCCCAACGCCCTCGACGCCGACCACCTGCGGCAGCTTGCCGAGGAGCACCTGGCTCACGTCAGTGACCCCGCCAACTTCCAAGAGTTGACCGTGCGCGTGTCCGGCCACGACCGGCCCCTACGCATCGGGCAGCGCGTCCGCGTGTCTGACGGCGAGCTAGGGTTCACGACTACCGGCACTATCACGTCCCTCGACGTGGCCGAGGACGCGACCACCATCACGCTAGGCGGCGTGCCCGCCAACCTCCTCGACGTTGTGAACCGGCGCGAGGAGGAGGAGCGGCGCCAGGTCGCGCTCGGCCTGCCCGCGCCCGACCAGGTGGACGTGCAGCCGACGCCCACGGGCATCATCGTGTCCGCCCGTGCCGGCGTCGCGTCCCGCGCGGTGGGGCTTGAGGTGCACGTCTCAACC